GGACCTGGCGGCGGCCTCGGCGGCGGCCTCGGCGGCGGACCTCAGCGACCCATCTCCGGTGTTCAGGTAATCCAGAACGACCTGTGGCGGCGACCATAGATGCGCTACGTTCAGGGCGCACTGACGAGCGAACACGCGCAGAGTCTCGTCCGCGTCGCACATGGCGACGATTCGCCTGCGCGTGCATACGAATTTGTCGTTCTGTTCCGCACCTACGTCCTCTACCTCAACCAGGCACGCCACGGCGTTCTCCCATGTCGAGTAACCGAGCGCGTCGATCGCGCGCCATGAGGCGTGGAGGCCGGAGCGGCAGATCTCTACCTCGCCCGCGTGCTCCAGCCATTCGCCGATCGCGGGCGCCGACGTCACGCCGTCACGGAGTACCGGTACGCCGTTTGCGTCTTTTCGCAAAAAATGCCACGCGAGGTTCATTAGTTGAGCCCTCCGCGGTCACGACGACGCTTATTGACCTCCTCCTGGATCGCGTCGTAGTCCGCGAACAGGACCGAGGGACCATCATCGACCGGGGCGTCGGCTTCGACGTGGATCAGGATCCGTACGCGCTGGCCAGTGTCTGCGGCGGCCTGCAGGAGCCATCTGGCGGAGGTCAGGACGTAGCATCCTAGCGAAGCGACGATGCGACGGGCGGTGTGGGTCGGTATCACAGGACACCTCCCACGATCTCGCGCGCGGCCTCAAGTGCTACCTGGCGGAGAGCTCTCGCGCGCGCGGACCGTGACGCGACGTCGGTCTGTAAGAGGTCGATGCGGCCGATGTAGTAATCAGCCCGTTTGGCGGTCATGCCGCCGGAGATCAGCGTCCTACGAAGCGCACCCACGGCCGACTGGGCTCGTGGTATTCTTGTCTTCGTACCGGTCGCAGCCTTCGGGTTCCCGGTCGAAAGTGGGAGCGCCTCACACGGCTTCGCCTTACGAAACCGTTGCTCTACCACTGAGCTACACCGGCGACTGTCTGACTTCACTACCACTGAAGTGGGCATCCTGTCTCCTCCGTGCGTTGTGCGTCTGGACTCCGTAACCTACCGGAATCTCTGAGCCACTTGGAGATAGTGCCAGGGCGTTCCCTGCTTCACAAGGCCCGGTCAAAAAATCCGCTTGACTTTCGCAGGGTAATCAGTGCGTGATTTAGCGACTAGTAGGAACTGTAATATAGAATACCCTCCTAAAACGTAGGATAGATCTGGTCTGCCCATACGGACCGACGGACAGTTAGCGTTTCGGGGGCTTCGTCCGGCGCGCGAGCTCGGCCGCGATATTCGCGTCAACGACCTCGTACATCTCGGACAGCTCGTCTTCGTCGCCAACGCCGTAGCGGTCGAATGCGCTACGCGTCTTCCAGCCGCCTTGCTTCATTACTTGACGCTCGGGAATACGGTCCCGCACCCGCGTCAGATACGCAAAGGAATGGCGGAGCGTGTGAAACGTGATCGGCTCACCGTCGACACCGACTAGACCGGCCTTATCCACGAGGCGCTTGAACTTCGCCAAGGTCGCGGATGGGGCAAGGTGGGTGCCCGGGCGCGCCGGTGACTCTCGGGTGCGTCGGTTACCGGGCTCCCGTCCGACGAAGACGTACCGTCCGATCCGCGGGAGATCCTGGATAGCCTCAAACGTGCGCCAGGACAGGGCCACGCGCCGCCGCTCGCCGTTCTTCGTGTCCCACAACTCCGCCATGGGACGCGTCATGAGTGTGTCAGTCGTCCTGGAGCGGTACCGGACCAGTGCAAGCTGGGTCCACTGGAGCGTCAGTACCTCCATGCGACGGAAACCGCAGTCAATCTGCGCCAGTATAAGCGCGCGCATGGCTCGATCCGCCAGTTCCAGAAGGCGCTCCAGTTCCTCCTCGGTACGGATTTTCGTCCGCCGGACGTTCCGCTCCGCCTCCATCCGCACACTGGCTAGCGGGTTTACGCGCAGGAGTGGCGGCCGCTGTTCCAGTGCCCACTGCAAACATCGCCGGGCGCAGGCTAGTTCGCGGTTTATTGTGGCTGGCATGGGGGCCCGGTGGCGTCGGGTGATCGCGGCCTTGCGCCGGTCTCGGTAATCTTCGGCGTCGGCGGAGGTCAGCGACGAGGCGATCCGCGTGCCCCACGCGCGGAGTAGGATCGCGCCACGGTGGGCCACGTCCCGCGCTGTGCGCAGGTAGCGGGCCTCCTCCCGGTAGTAGCGGCGCCATAGCTCCGCGAACGTCGGGCCACCCCCGGCGTCCATTTCGAGAAGAGCCCGGATTTGACTTAGCTTATCGTCCATGGACAGGCCCGTATCAGTGGGTCCGGCAGGCCGCGAACCTACTGCGGGCAGGTACAGAACGCCCTCCCGCGGACCCGAAATCTGTCACCGTGTTCGACGCTCACCTCCCATCGTTGTCACCATTGCCATCGATGCGGGCGAGCAGGACATCCAGATCGTGGTATGCGTTTCCGGGTAACGCGATCAACCCTTCACGGTGCCACAGGGCGATTTCCCGTAACCAATCGTACATCTCCGGCGCGGCGGCGACGAGGCGGGCGTTTGCTCGCCGCTCGTCAACACCGTCACCCCGCACGGACGCCAGCCCGGTCTTACGCTCCGGCGAAACGACCATCAGCCACCCGACCTGCATAACGATGCTCCACGGCCTCGGGTACAACCTCCTGCATGTCCATCACTTACCCCTAGGTCTGCAGAGTTTATAGCTTGCAAACCCTCGCCCCACGCGCGCGTAGCGCTCGTATAGCCCGTCACGCTCGAGCGCGGCCGTATCCACGGTCATCTGGCCGGACATCATGATCCGGCGGTACTCCTGCGAGCCGACTCGGATTCCCTTGCCGTCGGTGTCCACCTTGTGCTTCGCGAGTTCACGGATCCGCGCCGCACGCTCCTCCATTGCCTTCGCCTCCAACAATAGATCGGCACCGTTATTGTCGTTGAACGCGACGTCATTGCGCTCCAGGCCACGGTATGCGCGCAGGGCCCATTGCGGGCAATGGATCCGTGGGTAGCACTGGCCGCAGTGTTCGCCGGATTCGCCGCGTGGTTCCCCGGTCCTTTCGTTGATCTCCTGAATTCGCGTCAGGATCGGCGCCCAGGTTTCGGCGGTGTAGATCTTGGACGGGATAGGCTCCGCGCGGCCACTGCCGAACAAGAGCAGATACGTCTGATAGGACCGACCTTCCGCCGTCGAAGCCAGGGCGTAGGCATGGAGCTGAAGGTTTTCGTCAGGATCCGCCAGTCTCCCGGCGTCGTACTGCTCTCTCTTTTTGAGATCCACGACGTAATCGACCGGATCCTGTGTGTCATGAACCAGGACGTCCGCCGTTCCCTCGGTAATGATGGCCCCGGTATCTGGGTCTCGCAGTGTCACGCGCTTCTGACACGCGATCCGATATCGCGGCGCCGGGAATTGCTCCCGGAACCACTCCACGCACGCTCGCGCGTCCGCGTCGGCTGGCTCCGCCCCAGAGACCAGTGACGCCGTTACCTGAGCGTCTACGGCGTTGCCCCGGTCGGTGCCGGCGTTGCGAGTTGGGTACCGCTCCGAGAGTACCGGCGCCAGCGCGCAGAACTTCGCAATCGAGAGGGAGGAGGGTCGGATCATTGCGACGCTCCGGCCTCCTGGGTCTTCGCGCGCTCCACGCGGAGCAGGTCCCTCAGTGCGATCGACTCTGCACGATCCAGTTCCTTCGTCGTCGATTTGCCGGGGAACGACTCCCGGATCAGGGTCCGCGCGCGGGCCACTTCCCAGCCGAGCTCACCGATCACCTGGCGAACTTCGGCTAGCGCGGCCTCCCGCTCTGCATCTTTCTCAACAGCGGCCGGGAATACCTGTTTGACCGCCACCAGCGCCGGATGGGATGTCGGGACAGGGGCCGAGGGGGCCTTGGCAGATTGCGCATCCGAGGGTCGCGCATCCGCAAGGACAGTAAGCGTCTGGCCACCGCTGGCGCCAGTCGTCGCCGGCGCTCCGTCCGTTAGCCACGCCTTCAGGATCGCGGCGATCTCCGGATTCTGGTGCTTGTACGTCCGGCCCTGCAGGGTCGCGCATCGGGTTTTCTCCACGCTGAGGTTATTGTTGGTGTCGAGTGCCGCAACGACGTCAAACTCGTACTCCAGGCCGTCCTTCTGGACTGGCGCCAAGCCCACCTTGCGGGGCGCGACCTTGCCGCGGTCGTTGGTCTCATAGGCGTATTCGGTCTTCACGCGTAGGGTGCAGATCACGTGACATCTGGAACTCAGGATCGCGTCCACGAGGCGGTTGTGCTGCGGGGTCACGTCTTTCCACCCGGCCATTCCGCCCTTGCGGTCTACGCGCTCAAGGATCCCGTCCTTGCCGGTCCATGCGTGGCTTAGGGAGTCGATGATCAGGACGTCGTATCCCTCGGACTCCGCGGCGCGTATCGCCTCGACGTACTTCTCTGGGCCGAACGAATCCAGCTCCAGGACATCGAACGCAAACCGGTCGGAGTACTTGCTGGCACTCCCGCGTTCCGAGTCAACGACGGCGATGCGCTCGCCGAGACCTGCCGCCAGTTCCAGGGCGGTCCACGTCTTCCCGGACCCGCCCGGACCCTGAAGCGCAATCCTGGCCCGCGCCTGCTTCTTCGTTGCTTTGCTGAACTTGCCCATTACCGAACCTCCTCAACGTTGACGTCCATCTCACACACACATCGAGTAGCCAGTTTCACGCAACTGGGGCACAGCGCGACCCTGACCGTCGGCTCGTCGTTGAAGAAGTCCGGCGCAATGGCGAAGCGACGCAGATCTTCGGAGTCCATATGCGTTTTCTGTACCGCGACAAACCAGCTCATTTCGCCTCCCCCTTCCTGATCGGTCCGATGCGTTCGATTGTTACGCGGTAGGTGCCGGGCGTCAGCTTCGCGTCGGCCTCTAGCAGGGCCATTTCCAGGCGTTCCACAAACTCCATCCGGCCCATGAATGCGATGGACTCAATTGCCAGCCGCAACGTGATCGGCTTCTTCACTTGACTACCTCCAGGCCGCGACGGCGGACCGGTAACATGTACGAAGCGACGGACGCAACGAATTCAGCCTCGCCCTGCTTAGTCAGGTCCCGCAGGCCATTGAGAAGTAGGACCGAGTCGACCTCCGCGATCTGCAGGCATCCGCCGTTACGCAAGAGTTCGCGCATCGCCAATTCCGCCGCGGTGGTCACTGGTTCGCCTCCGGAAGGCCGGCGTCCCGGGCGTCCTCGGCCTGGCATCCGGGGCAGGGGAAGGCATAGGAGGCCGCGTCGTCCTCCATCTCGACGTAGACGGTGCCCTTGTCGTCGCAGCGCTCACAGGGGCCAGGCGCCGGCGCGAGGTCGATTCGGGTGATTTCGCCGACGTCCCATTCTGAGGCGTACGCGTCGCTACTCGGCGGAAGGATTGGATCGCTACCGTATGCGTCGTCACCCAGAGGCCGACGGTCGGCGCAGGTAATCGCCGCGCGGGAAACCAGGAAATTCAGGGCCTCGTGCTGCGTCGTCTCGGTCTGCATCGCCATTCCCTCCACACGTCTAGAGTACCAGATCAGTACGTTCGTGCCAGAGAAAAAGGACTCCTAGCCGCAAGTCAGTACGCCGAATCAGGATTCGCGAATCCCGCAAGGCCACGACTCCGCGCGGGTCAACTCCGGGGCCTCGAATTCCTTCGCCAGGGCATCCGCCCAGCGACGTGGGATCGCACGCCCGCCCATGCCCCTCTGCTTAGTCCACGATCGCGCAGCCTCAAGTGAGGGCCCCGCCGCTCCCTGCGCGGCGATCCACTGCGGCAGCGACATCCTGCGTTTCTGTAGGTGCTTGCGCCATACAGTGAGATTCGTTGAGCGGGCGGAGGCAATAGCGCCGCCTCGCGATTGTGGCTCCATTGGACGTACTGTACTCACTTTGGACGCTGTCTGCAACGCCAATTCAGTACGTGCCTCCCTAACGCGGAGCTTCGCCAATGCCAAAATATGCCGCTCCAGCTCGGCGGCGACTTCTTCCCGTATGCGTTCAAGTTCGCGGTTTAGCCGCGCGATCTGGTCCACGGCCGGGCATCATACTCAATCGTCGCGTCCCTCGTGTGCCGTGATCGCCTGACCGTCGACGGTGGATACGGCGTCGGGTATCGACCGGGCCCGGAGATAGATCGCCTGGGCCAGGCGTTCCAGCTCCTCCGCGCGCGCCTCCAGCCGACGGGCCCACGCCTCCAGATCGGCGCGAGTCATCCGAAACGTCGCTCCATGTATCGCATATCGACCTCCATAAGGTTGTAGTTACCCGTACGTGGGTCGATGTCGTGACACATCAGCAGACCGCGCCAGTAATTGGTTCCCATGGGAGTTAGATACCCCTCATCGTGGCGGTAGTAGGACCCGGCGATCACGCCCCGATAGGTAGCGGTCGGGGTATGCAGGATTGCCACGTCCAGGCCCTGGCGGTGGCCTGCGGTGCACGATCGCATCATCCGCTGCACCTGCGCCTTCGCCGACGGTGCTCCGAATTTCGAGGCGGCTACGCGTCCATTGGGACCCAGCGGAAAGTAATGAGCGTAGACGATCCCGTGGATCTCGACGGGTTGAAGGAAATCGTATACCGTCCAGCCGTACTCCCTGAATGCCAAGTCAGACAGAGAGACCTTGCCCTCCATCTTCGGATCGGACTCGACGGCCCGTAGGATCCGTTCCTCATGATTGCCGAGGGTAACGATCTTCCGGGGCTTGTACCCGCGGCCTCCATATTTGCGTAGAGCCCGCTCGAATCGCTTTAGGGCATCGCTTCCGGATGCGACATCATCCGCGTACCGTCGGCCATGGCTGGCGAGCTTCCCGGCGTCATAGATCGACAGCGACGGCATATCGTACCAGTCGCCTCCGATGACGATCACGTCGGGTCGCTTGATTCCCGCGTAGGCGCCGGCCCATTCGATATGATCCTGGGGGAGGTCGGGCTTGACCTGGGTATCCGGTATGTACAGGTGCTTCGGGCCCGCCTCCCGATCCCGGCGACTCAAAACCGAGCTCCCAACGTCACTCCTACGTTTCCGCCTGAGCCGGCAAAGATTCCAACTCGCAACGGACCCAGGACATCGCGACTCAGGTAGACGCCGGCCCACGGCTGGCGCTTGAGCTTCAGATCGAGGCCAGCGATCATGCCGACGTCCCATCGCCGCGCGGGCGCCGTGACCACGCGCTCACTGGCCTCAGTGGAGCGTGAAGTGGACAAACTGGCCGACGCCTGCGTCGTAGACGCGGACGAAGAACGGCTCCTCTCCTCCGTCGACTCGCTTGTTATCGTTCCGTCGGGCAAGCGCACGACCCGAACGACCCTTCGCGCGTTTGCCTGCTCGTCGCGGACCTTGACGATCCGTTCCTGAATCACGACCCTTTCGCGCCACTAAGTGACCGTCCTTTCTTCCACGCGCGCTGGCCTCGAGTAGCGACCGGCCGCGAACGTGAGCCCGAGCGTCGCCAGGGCCGCGCCGACCATGATTAGGCGCCGCTTCATGCGATCCTCAGGAAGCCCGAGACGTCGCCGAAGTGGCGATCGTCGCGCTCGTAAACACCCTGGCCGTCGCGGTCCTTGGCCCGTGACGAAGGGGCGTCCATCGTATTTGCCTCGATCGTCAGAAGGCGCTCGTGCAGTCCGATGGCGAATCCCGCATGTCCATGGCCGGCGCCATGGGGGATAATGAAGATCAAGGGCTCGCCGGTGCGTAAGAGAAACTTCGCCTCCACGGGATCGACCTCCAGCTCCGGATTCCGATCACGCAGGCGTAGTGCCGACGCGGATTTGCGAAACAACAGCGGCGGCCCAACGATCCCACCGTAGGCGGAGTCAATCACGTACGAGACGAAGGCCGCGCAGTAGGAATCGCCCGGGTTGCAGCGGACGTGCGCTAGCCACTTGTCGATCTCCGGGCCGCTGTTGGGGTGGGCTTCGCGAATCCCGACGTAGGTCCGGGCTAGTGCGACCGCCGTAGTCTGCAGTGCCGTCATTGATTAAACCGTGAACGACGGGCCCCGGGGCCCGCAATGTGTCTTTAGGTCTACCGAGCGCCCAGGCTTACTGTGCTACACGATCGATGGCGCCGACTCGCAGCGCCTCGCCCGGTCCGATGATCCAGTCCTTACCCATGACCTTGGACTCGTAATCCGCCGCGGTCATGCGCAGGCGTCCGCGACAAAGCGCGTTCCATTCGGCGCTCAGTGCCTCCAGGGCCTCCCAGAAGCGCCGCGCGCGCACGCGATCCATTGCTCCCGGCACGAATGCCCGGGGCTCGTGGGTCATCAACCAGGCACCCTGCTCCATCTCGCGCCAACGGCATGCCTGCAGCGCTGCGAACGCTCCGCTGGCGGCCATTCCGCGCACCAGGCATCGCACGTCTCCGCGCGCGCCAATGGCGCCGGCGAGGGCGACGGAGGGTTCCATGGAACCGCCGCGGGAGTCGATAATGATCCGGGGTTCCTTGGCGGTCTTCAGCCAGTCCAGGAGATAGCCGGCGGAGTCCGACGTGATCTCACCGACCATGTAGAACGTGTCCTGACGACACTCATCATCAGCGCGGGCGAACCCGCCGAGTACCAGAAGCGTGGCCAGCGGAGCCCAGCGCTTCATGACTTATCGCGCTTCCAGGCGCGGATCGCCGCAACCACGTCCCGCGGAGTCGCGCCCAGCGCCGCCGCCAACAGAATAATCCCGGCTCCCAGGAGCGGACGTGCATCGGTCTTCGCTAACTCGATCAGCGATCGGCCGTGCCACATGACCGCGCCAATGGCTGCGAGCAGATTCAGCGAGCCTACGATGGTTCGCGCTGAGGACTCCCGCGCCGGCGAGGACAGTCCAGAGCCCGAGTCCGACGGCGACGGTTCCTGCCCAATGCTTGACGTGCCCACTCATCAGGTCTCCGGCGTGCCGCCCTCGGACGCATCGGGGAGCAGGCTGACAGTCAGGTCTAGCGCCTCGATCTGACGATCGACGTCGGCGAGCTCCTTGCGAAGGTTCGCAAGCTGGAGGCTGAGGCGCCCCCTTGCGACAAGGAGCGCGGTTTGCCTGTCTCTCCAGAGTTGTTTGGTATTCATGTTCCGGTCAGCGACGAGTGAATATATCCGGCACTCAGGAGCAGGGCCTCGAGTTGTGACAAGCTGGCCTTATATGCCGTGACCAACGCATCCCACTGGGTTTGATTGACGGCGATCTGCGGGTTGTACTTCAGCAACGCCCCGATCCTCTGACCTGACGCCAGGGTGTTGCGGGCCACGACGGTGGCCTGGCCCGTAGTACTTCCCTGTGGCCCCCGCACCTCAAGGTCCAAGTCGGAGACAATGGCATCCGCGGGCGTGCCGCCGGTAGCGGTGCGCATTTGAACGACGCAAGTGAAGATTTTTTCATCTTCAAGCATGCGACGTTTGTCCAGTACCAGCCGGGTACCGTTTGTGAGGGTCTGCACGGTCGTGAGTTGGATTGGCATCGGTCTCCGTTAGCTTTGCTTGACCAGGCCCAGCGTCTGTAGGGCGGTAATCACGTTGTCAACCGTTGCACCGGCGCCAGTGGCCAGCGTTTGGCGCGAAGTCGTGGTCACGCCATAAAAGCCGATTTCGCCAGTGGATTCACCGACAACGGTCTGCGGGACACCGGAACGGTTGGTGACCTTGAGTACGTTTTTCCAGCTGCCCGCCGTATTGTCCCTGGCAAGCAGTTGCCAGAGCACCCCGTCGGTTCCAGAGATATCCGGTAGGTGGATCGTGGCCTGACCGCTGCTCAGTCCCGAGCCACCCATGATGATCCCGGCCGGCAGTCCGCCCGTGGCATTGGTGTACGTGAAGTCCATCGCCCGGCTGCTAAGCGAGCCGGACGGGGCGACGCGGACGATTTCGGACGCGGGGAAGAGCTTGAGAAACCGCAGCGACCCGCAGCCAAGCTCCAGATTCTTATTTGAGGCGGACAAGAGCGAAACGTGTTCGCTGGCATCGGCCGTCACTGCGAAATACGTTGTGCCGTCGTCCTGGAGATCGAGACCGCCCGCCGCGTCGCCGGCGACACGATTGACAATCAGCTTGGCGTTGGTTCCCGCGATCGTCGGGGTAACCGTCATCGTCGCGGGCAGGTAGTCGGTGTTCGCGACCGCCGTCGCGGGGGTCGAGACGCTCCCCGAAACGGTATGCTTCAGGATCCCGGTGGTCAGGCCACCGAGATTGAATTCATTCGACAGTCCCGACTCCGCCTGAGTAGTGACGTAGTGCGCGTCAACCGCGGCGCCGCCGCCGCCGCCCTTGCGATTGGAGGCGGCCATTACAGGCCCTCGGCCTTGGCGCAGGCGTCGACGTCGATCTGGCCGGTATTCGTCGCGTTGGTGTACTTGACGCGCATCCCCTTGAAAGGAGCGTCAACGACCTCGATGTAATCGGTCACCGCGCCAGACACCGCGATCGTGTGCGCGGCGGTCCCGTCGACGGCAGTGAGGTGCTTGTACTGAACCCATACCGCTTGATCAGTCGTGTTCGTCCCGCCCGCCGCGTCCGCCCGAATCAGGTCTTCGTCGGAGTTGCTTCCCTCGACGATCAGTGTCCCGGTCAGGGTCCCGGTGATCACGTAGACCCAGGTAATATCGCGGGACTTCCCGGCGAGTTGGGTTACCTTGGATTTGTAAACGTTCGTCGAAGACGTCGACGCGCTGAGGACGTTACCGGCCACTTATTTCGCCCCTGATTTCGGGTCCGCCGCGGTTCGCGCGGCTGCGACTCTCCCCCAATTAGGGACGGGAATTACCCGCGTGATTGCGCGCGGGTAGCGTATGATGCAAAGTCGATGGCCAGCGATGGCAACTGAGGCTCAGGTTGCGCCGGCGAAGGCTCGTCGGCGGGAGACGTCATCTCGCGCGCGTCGGGCCCCATGCCGAGCAGGACGCGCAGCACCCCCTCGGCCCACGACGAGATTCGATCCTGTCGCCGCCGCATCCGGCCGCGCTCGTAATCGAGAAACTGTCGAACCATGTCGTACAAGCCCGGACACAGTGCCTTGAATGCCTCAGCCTGCGCGGACGTGAGCGTCCCGGCGGCGAGTTCATGAATCAGGCGATCGCGTGCGCCAAATAGAGCCAGGACGCTGTACGCCTCACCCAGTCCGCTTAAGGACGGCTGGACGTACTCCGGGCCACTCCATGTCTCGATCGTGAGCGCTGGCCAAAGCTGAAGGACGTACCGGCGGCACGCCTCGAGCTGCGTCAGGTAGGCGGTAATCAACCCCGGATCGTCCAGCGCTTGCGTCAGATTCTGATCCAGCGGCGCCTGGAGCCGGTGCCAGGTCTTCTCCGCGTCTGGCTGACGGAACATCCGGAACCGCTCCGGACGCCGCGCGCGGCACGTCGCACACACGGACTCATACCAGGCGCGTGGCAGGCCCCGCGCATCCGCCCCGTCGCCGGGAGTCAGTGAGTCAGGGAACAGGCCAGTCACCAGACACAGCGCCTCGGCGGCGAGCGCGTGCGGATCCGCCGGCGTCCGCGCATACTGTACCGCATGGGCATCCTGGGAGGGATCGCCGGCGGCCTGATCGCCGTCAGCGTTTGGGGACTGTGGAAACTGCATAAGTACGCTCAGTCCGACGAGCAATCAAAGGGCGCAGTGTGGTGGATCTTGGCAGGCATCGCGATCATGATCCTGACTTCTCGCTGCTCCGGAGCGCGTCCGGACGGTTCCGCCACGTCCCCAGGACCCCCTGCACAGTCGCCGACGGAACTCCCGCGTTGATCGCGTCCTGAACCATTTGCGCGGTCACGTCGCCTGATCGCGCGGCACGTACGAGCGCCGCCGCCGCGCGCGTCGTGGCCTTGTTAACCGCGCGGCCACCAACAACCAGGGCCTTGCCGGTAGCCGCACCCAGCGCCCCGCCTAGCGCATGACCACCGGAGCCGACGATGGCGCCGATGCCGGGAACGCCGTAGTTGCGAAGGGTGTCCAGCAGGCTGGCTCGCTTCCACTGCGCGCGGTCCGCGGCGTGCTCCATGAGCGACTCCGCTTGAGCATAGGCGCGGATCCGCTTGTTCGCCTCCGCCAGCTTGTCCAGTGACGGCGCGAGGCTCGGATGCGAAGCGCGCAGATCGTCCAAGTGGTTACGCAGAAACTCCGAGGCAGCATCGTGGGCCACGGTCTTCAGTTCGTACGCGGCGGTCTCGTTCAGGGAGCCCAGTTGCTTGGACTGAAGCTTCAGCAACTTCGTCACCCATCGACGGACGTCCTGGGTCGGCACTTGGTCCTTGCCGGCCCAGGCCTTCAGAGCGTTATCCCGGACCTCCTCCAGTACGCCAGTAGCGCCTTCATTGCCCGGCTGCTTCGCGAGGCCCGTGACGATCTCATCGAAATGTGCCTTCAGTTTGGCGAGCGGGACTCCCCCGGTAGCCTTATCGATGTCCCGATAGATCGGCGACACCTCATCGGAGAGGCGGCTCAGGCGTTGCTGCGCGACCTCGGCCGCATCCTTCGCGCCGTGGTTGGTGGCGGCGCGCATGAAGACCTTGTCCTTTTCCAGGACGTCCGTGACCAAGTCACCGGCGCCGCGCGCGAACCGCTTCGCCTCCGTCGGCGTGGCCCCCTCGGTCAGGTCCTTGACGACGTTCATCGTGTGGCGTTCGGGCGCCTCACCGAGGTACTTACCGATGACTCGGCCAAGGCCGTAACCGATGACTCCGCCGGCGGCGCCCGACGATGCCGCGTCCCTGGCCAGTCCGACAGCATCCTTCGCCTCGGAAGCTCCCAGTCCAGACAGCGCCCCCTCCGTGGCGGCGATCTTCGCCACGCCGGCGGCACCCTTGCCGGCGAGTCCCAGCGCCCCGGTCGCGCCGCCGGTCAGGCCGGAACCCAGGACACCGCCGATGACTTCGCCGAGTCCCGATCCGATCGGGTGGGCGTCGGAGGCGGCGCGGTACTTGCCACGGACCGCTTCAATCTGCTCGCTGTACTTGGCGCCGGGATTCAGCGACCGTAGACCGGCCTCGATTTCATCAGCGAAATTGAACGTCAGGCCCTGCGCAACGCCTCGCCCGACGGACTCCAGGAGCCCGACATCTGGCGTCGCGGCCTGTCCTCCACCGGCCAGTTCGGCCGCGCCGAGCCCGAGCGGAGCGGCCGCCGGCGCAGGATCCGCCTGTCCGTAGCGAGTCAAGATCGAGTCTACATCGGACACCGGGGCGGCACTGGGCGTCGCCGCTGGAGCGTAGCGCGCGAGGATTGCGTCGACGCTATCGGCCACCGATCACGCCTCGCGCGGCCTGAATTTTCGTCTGAATCGCGGGATCCTTGCTGCCCTCATTCTCCCGGATGAACTTCAACAGCGCCGCAGACTCCTGGGGCGACGGGCGACGCGCCTGCGCCGGGACGCCGTTGATTTGTTGATTCCAGTAGTCCGGACGATTCGAAAGGGCGGCGATAGACTCTAGGTTTACGCGCCGACGGTCTGCCTTCGCGCGAGCATCGTCCGGCGTATCAGACTGAAAGATCTGCATCGGCACGATGCGCTCCATGAATTCCTGCTTACCAATCACGGCGCCCGTCTCCGGTCGTAACAGGGCATTGCCGAATGCCATCTCCGCCATGAAACGGCGCTTTCCCTCGGCGCTCAGGCTCTGCAGGGTATCTCCCTGAAGGGAGTTTGTCAGGTTCTTGAATTCCTCCCACGACGTGGGATGCTCGCGCTCTAGGCGCATGCGCCACGCCTCGATCGCCTTCTGATCAGAGCGGGAGTACGCGGGCATATTGCGCAGGCGCTGCACTTCCGGAATTGCCTTCATGAGCGCAGCATTCGCTTTCTTCTCGTCGCCGGTCGGCTTGTCGACGTTCCCCGCAGCCTTCGCCGTCGCGAGCCTGATGGCCTGCTGAGTGGCATTGCTCGTCTCGACCGTCGCGCGCAGGCCTTGCTGAATTTGGAGTTGAGTCTTCGCCTTGTCCTGGCGAATCTGGTTCAGCGTAGCGTCGCCGGCGAGCTGCTCCTCCCTCACGCCGAACTTCGCGGCGTTGGCCAGGCGCTGCCGCTCGAAATTCTCCAACAGCGCCAAGCGCTGGTTTTTAAGCTCGATCTCCGCATGCGCCCGCTGCTCCACGGAGCGTCCGTAATCGCGCTCCGCCATACCAACAAGTTCGCGCCTCTGCTCCAGGCGAGACCGCTCGCTATTTTCCCAGTGCGCAAGCGCGTTCTGCAGAACACTCCATGCCGTGTTGGGTCCACCGCCCAGCGCCTGTGCCCACGATCCGAGACCGGTAAACAGCGCGGAGGCTACTAGGGACGCGGTTCCCTTCGGCGTATTCGCGTAGAACGACCTAATCCCGTCCTTCGCGTAGGCGTCGCGCTGAGACTTCAGATAGGCGTCCGCCGCGGAGACCGCGGCGTCTTCCTTCGCCCGACGCTCGTTTGCTGCCTTCAGGTTCACGTCAAGTTGCTGATTCTCGTTCGCGATCTGCGTCTGGAGGTCGGCCGCCTTCTCGGTCTTTAGCGCGGTAACGTCTTTTGCCTGAGCCTCCTGCGCGGCGTAGGCCTGATCCAGCGCGGCAGCGGCGCGCTTCTCTCCGGCGGTCTGCACCGGCCGAGAGACGCGTATGTCCTGTCCGACCGAGTTGACCAGCTCGGATACGGGCGGCGCGCCGCCGCCGGACAAGGCCGCCAGATCGGAGTGAGGAGGGGGCCCCGCCGGGACGGGCTCCGCGGCTATGGGAGGAGGCGCCGGCGCCGCGGGCGGAGTCTCGGCCGGGAGCCACGAACCTTGCCCAGGAGGAGGCGCAGGAAACACGACGTCCACGGGCATGTGGCTGTTGATGGCGCGCGCCAGGTTCTGATCGGCGTCGCGTAGCCACGTGTAGCCGCCCTTGACCGCGTCCCAGATGTTGGCGCCGGCCTCCCTGTTTGCGTCGCTTACCGCCGGCGTATAAGGTTGAGGGATTGCCACCGATTACTCTCCTAGATAATTGCCATCGGCGTCACGCTGACCGCCGCCGCTGAGACCGCCGGTCGCAGCGCTAACGGCCGCGCCGGCAGCCGGACCACCCAGGGCCGTCGCCAGTACCTGGCCGCCGCCTGAGATAAACGAAAGCCACTGTGCTAGGCGGGCCTGCTGCTGGCGCTTACGCTCCATCTCGAGTTGCTGCTGAAACTGATCCGCCTGGACCTGCCCCTGTGCTCCCTGCAGACCGAGGCCTCCGAATCCCTGCGCCGTGTTCAGCGCCCCCAGCTGCGCGGCGGTCGTGGCGCCGAATGCCCCGCGATTCGCCTCCTCCTGAGCCATGGCCCGCTGTAGACCTAGCTGCGACGAGACTCCGGCGGCACGCTGACGCTCCTCCGCCTCAAGCGCGGCGGCCTGTCCGGCCAGCTGCGCGCCCTGCATGCCGTATTGATTCAGTGCATGCATCCGGAGTCCGGCTCGCTCGGCCCCGTGCGCGCCGGCGGCGATTCCGAGCGCCTGTTGCTGCAACTGATTTCGGTTCGCCTGAAACTGTCCCTGCGCCACGGAGGGCGCCTGGCCCATGGCCACCGCGCGCAACTGCGCTTGCGCCGGATCCTCGGCAATCTGGCCGGCCTGGTACCCATTCTGTGCACGCCGGAACGCCTCCTCCCATCCTTGCGCAGCACGATCGAGCGTTGGATTGAACGCGTCTTTCTGCGCTTGCTGGCGGGCGGCCTCCGCGGCCTGGCGCTTCGCCTCCTCCTCCCTCATACGACGGGCCTCTTCCTGGCGTTGCTGCTGATACCAGAGGGGCGTCGCGCCACCGCCCATCGAGCCGGCCATAGGCATTGAACTTCAGTCTCCTTACACGAACTTGGAGGCGGGCAGTCGCTTGTTATGCCCGCGCGGGTTGAATTCGATCGCCACAGTGTCTAGAACGAAGCCCTCGGTGGTTGACGCGGTCTCCTCGACGGTCAACTCAATCTCCTGTATACGGAGGCAATTACCCGGGTGAACAATGTAGTCCACGGGCGAGGACGTGGTCACGTCGTGGGTTTCGGCGGAGCCGGAGTCCGGCGTCACGGAGGCCCGCAGGGTCGAGGCGCCAACATGCTGCCCCAACAGCTTGATCCGCTCGATACAGACCTCGCCCTGAGCGCCGGCGACGGCAAGCTTGCCGGTCTTTAGTCGCATCAAAATCGCCTGTTCCGCGGCGGCCGAGTCCGTATCCGTAAACGCGGACTGAATGCGTCGCATCGCCTTATTGGCCTGCAGCCACGTGATCGACCCATCCGACTCCTCCACGCAGCCGACGCAGTACGAGTCTAGGCCGGCTGATGTCCAGCGGTACCATTGGCCGGCAGGCTGATCGGACGTCGGGTATCGGTAATCCAGGACCAGGATCGTGCCGTCGGAGCAGAAAAACCAAAGCTGCGACGCCGTAACGATATGTGAGGCGGCCACCACGGTGGCGCTGGCCAGGTTGGCGGCGGCGCCACGGGACACGTCGACCACCTGAAGCCCCGGCGTCACGAGATAGATCAGGCCGTCGCCGGCGTTCTGAAAGTACGCACCCGCCGGCCCGGATACCAGGGACAGGGGTCGCGTGGTCCCGTTGCGGGTCGTAAGCGCCTGAACCGCGTACCCGCCGGAGCCGGACCCGTCAGCCCCCGGTCCACTGATCACCGCAACGCCCGCAGAACGAAACACGGCGAGGTAATTCCAGTCAACCGGCGCCATACCATAGATCGCGCCGTCGCCGTTGCCCCAATTGGCACGCAGGACCGGATTCAGCCGAACGCCGACGCCGTCCTCAGCCTCCTGGGAATACCAAACCTCACCATCCACCCCTGTTCCGCTCAGGTACACCCGGTCGCGCCACGTGGCCACGTTACGGCATGGCGGCGGGGGGAAGTTTTCAAGCGCATTGGAAGCGGTCGTATAAAGCGCTTCGGTCTGCCCCGACCATTGCGCCGGATTGACGTTGATTGTCTGCGTACGCGATCCTGGATCGTTTGGCACCACATGCTGCAGTCGCGGAGTGGTATCCGTCGCCGTCGACGCGTAAATCTCAATCGACGCCGTTCCCCGACCAATGTGTGCGAGATTACGGACGGTCAGCGATCGCGTGCCACCGTCCAGGAAGGCATGGGACGCGACCGGGGATGGCGGCGAGCGATAAACGCGTCCGCTGGCGTCCATGAAGCGATACAGGTACGCCGTGTAGAACGTCCCCAGCGCAGCCCCCGCCCCTAGGGCCGCAGTTGTGGCCAGGTTCGGGCCGAGCAAGGGGGAAAGATCATGAAGATCGTCACGTGGCCCCGCTACCTGCGGCACGCCGCCGGGATACACGAGCGCGTTTCCGGGAATCACTGCTCCGCGGGAATACGTGGCGGACCAGTCCAGGGCCAGGACCCGCGCCTGACCGCTGGCGGCGGTATCTCCGGCCGAGAGTGCCCCCGCGGCGTGCTTACCGCCGGAGACCTGGACCACGGGAGTGACGAAGGGGGCCTGTCGCATTACGATCGGATATAGCGTAGTGTCGGACTCCGCTAGGAAATAGGCGGGCCCCATCTCGCCGTAACCGATCTGCGCGAACACCGCCGTGCTGCCGTTTTTACGAACATGCAAGCATCGTTGGGCGCGCGTGTCCTCTCCGTCGTCGTATCCGGTCAGGACGTACCAGTCACCGGCCGCGCGCTGAAACGGCTTACTCGCAAGCCACGCGTTGCCATAAGACGTGACTCCGGCAACCCCCACGGTCCCGTTATTGATCGTTTGATTGTATGGGTAGCCGGTTGTAGATACGCTGGCGTCGTCCTTGAGTGCGCCCCACCAATAAATCGCGCCATCGGAGTCGTTGCGCGCGCCGCACGTCCAGCCTACGACGGTAGAGTCGTTGGAGCCCGTCGGGAAACGTGACTCCAGGGTCGCAGTGGACGAAACGGTTAACGCCGCCCCGTCCACAGTCTTCATCAGAAGGTCGACCTTGGTTGCGTCGCCAGGATCGGACATCCAATACGCATACCGCCATGACGTGGCGCTATCCGCCTGATTCTCGAAAATACTGATTCCGCCGCAGCAGATCGCTGACGGCGTAATCGCCGTGGCTGTAGTGGTCACTCCGGCGGGAGAGGATTTAGCCGCCCCGGTTGACGTATCCAGATAGCTATGGTCGGCCTTAAGAGTGTGACCGCTAACGGAGGTCGCAACGACGGCGATCTCCCCGTGCGGCAGGCGAGTCGCATCGATGCACTGAAACGTGGCGGTGGCCACGGTACGGTATGTCGTCCGCGTTGGCGCGCCGCCGACGTTGTTCACGTCCCAGCGGTCGCAGCGGATCGAGGCGTCGCCGATGACATACAAAAACCAAACGTAGTTCGACCCGTCATAAACCGCAGCCTGGTTGAAGATGTTGCCCGTAATGGCCGCAGTCACGATCGAGGTAAATTTTACGGTGAAGTCAACACCGTCGATTACGGTCAGTTCGTATGCGGTCGCATCGTACGTTGACGGCACCAGCGAGGGCGTCGCGCTGTTGAGGGAAAACACCCAAAGATCGGTCCCAACCAAGACGACCCAGGGCTTAACCTGCTTCGCCCTCACGTGGCCCGCGCCGTACAGCTGCGGAAACACGCGCCGAAGATCATCGCGGGAGTAGATCGTCTCCGAATCACGATCAAGGAGCCATACTCGGTCCGTGTCATCGCGAACCATCAGCCCCCCGGCCCATGGCGAAAGCTCTGTGTAGCTGGAGCCGGTCAGCGCGGCGAATGTCGAGTCAGTTCCGTCGCCGGTCAGGTACGCGGTGAAGACACGGATCGTGGAGGAGCCGGACGAATTTTGCCCCGTAACCACCAGTCGTGTCGCGGTTAGGGGCGCAGACAGGGAGCCCGTCGCAGAAACAACAGTACCCGCCGCGGTAATCGTCGCCGTCGCGAGGATTGTGCCGGAGATTGAATCCTTACGTAACCGAATCGTGGCGGTACCGGTTACGGCGGAGCATTCCGCGATCAGGCGAACCGCCAACGTCGACCCCGGCGGGCGTCCGGTCGGGCTTAGGGTCGCGTGTCCAAGCTCGGTCTCCGACGTGTTGAACGTCTTGCCAGACGAGTCCGCGTCATGACGACCGAAAGTAATAATAGGCAGCGGGTCGGCCATTACGCAGCCTTGAACAAAACGGAGCACCCGCGCATTTCGGCGGTTGCTCCGGCGGTGGAACGGATCGTGCCCTTAATCAGTTGCACCCCCGATGGCTTGGACATGGATGCAGAAGAGCCGGACAGCTGGCCATCGTTGGCGATGTCCGCGTTGCGCGCGTACTGCACAAGCACCGTCCCATCGGCGACCCCGGCGGTGCCACCCATGCGCAGCGCGTACGTGCCGAATTCCCCGACCGCCTGAAACGTGCGACCACATAGAGACGCGGTCAGGCTGGACACGGAGGCGTCGAAGCGATCGAAGTCCACGTACCACTGAGCCCGAACGATTTCGGAAGTTCCCGAGTTTGTCCAGTCCTGGGAATCCCCAAACGCCTGCGCCTGCGGCATGCCAACGGGCGCAACCCATACGCTCAGGCCCGTCGGGGTGACGGTGGTGGAGCCGGCTACCGCCTGAACGGTGATCATAATGTACCCGCGCGAGGTCGGGCGAGCGAATTCACTCGATACGACGTCAACCATTTGGTTGGCGCCGACGCTAATGACCTGGCTCTTGACGATGGTCCCGGTGATATCGCCACGGTTGGTGGGCGTACCGCCGACTCGGATTCGCACCGTCGCGTCGTTAGTCGCAACGGTCCAGGAGGCGCACACGCCGACCTTCACCCGGGATACACCGATCGTGGGCCAATCCCAGGGGATATAGGCGTTGAGCTGGCCGGTGGCACCGCCAAGCACGGCCTCCCCCGCCGTCGTCGTAGCCGGGGCTGCGGTGGAAAATTGTCCCTGATAGAGCACCGTCGCGCCCTTGCGATAAGTCGTAGTGTCAATTACCACGACCTCTAGGGGGTCAACGCGGCTGAATCCACGACGCTTGCGATACTCGCCCGCCTTGATCTGGCGGACGTTCCGCGCTTCGACCATCCGGCCCGGACGCAGGTGTCGCGCGCCCGTATCCTGGTCGGCGCCATCAAATCGAAATGCAAGCGAGCGACGCGCCATTAGGGGATCACCAACACGTCGCAGGCCACGGTGCCGGAGGCCGAGCGGAGATAGATAAAGCGGCTATCGGAATTGCTAGACCGGTATACAGGACCTCCGGAAGCCAGTTGCTGAACGTAGAATGCCGACGGTACGCCGCGAAGGCCGTGTGCTACCGGGGTCTCTGACGTGGCCACCGACACACCGAGGATCTGTTTCGCCTCCGCGGCGGGCCCCAGGGCCCCGACTACGGCTATCACGTCCCGCTGCAGCTCAGGCAACGTAGTAGTGGGGCGGTTCGGGATCGTGATCATCCGTAAAACCCGGTCATGTCCGCGCCGACGTCGGGAGAACCCGGATATGCCGCGGCGAGAGAGAGAAGATCCTCTTTCTCAAAATCGCGAGCCAGTTGGTAGGCCTCGACAGGGCTATCCCCGAGTCGGATCTTCCCCCGCGCGACCAGGAGCATTTCGAGAACCCGCTCCATGCCGGCGGGCAGATCAACGGTATCGCCAGCGGCAAGGGTCGCCGCTTTCGTCAGGTAACTGAGCTGATACCCGTCAACGCCGGCCGTGTTCGGGGCGGACAGGATCGGAAAGAAATCGAGAATCAGGCCGCGCTGGCACCAGCCGAAGACACCGGCCGACTCTGCGTTAGCGAACGACAGCATAGGCAGTGGCTTGTATTCGGAGCCGGATCCGCCCCACCGGCGTCCGACCTTGCGAACGCGGTCGAAGTCCGTGGCCGCGATCGTGTATGTGTTAGCACCGGCGGCGATATCGAACGTGACCAGCGCCGTGTAGCGATCCGGAATGATCTGCGCCACCTTGCGACGTAGATTTGCGTAATCCAGATTCAGCCACGTGAGCATTTCCGCGTCCCCACCGGCGGACTCGGAGGTTCCCACGCCGAGCAGGGCGCGAGCGGAATCGCGGACATTGGCGGCGGTAGACATTGAAAAAACGCCCCCAGGCGGCGACGGCGGGAGGAGAGGAAACCGCCGCCGCCCGGGGGCAAACTATTAGGCGATGCCGTAGAGAAGGCCCAGCGCCGACGGAGCGTCGCAGACCAGGTTACAGGCCGAGCGGACCAGGACGGTAAACGCGTCCTCGCCGGCCACCTTGCGGATCAGGTTCCCGTCCTCCTGGACCAGGTGCACCACGTCATCGCCCGAGTGAACGATGTAGACGTGCTCCTGGTTCACCAGGCGGATCTTCCCGACGGGGGCCGAAGGATCGGACACCAGCGGGAAGTTCCCTGACGGAGCGGCGACGGTACAGGTCTGAAAGCCGATAAACGCCTTGTCCTGGCTATCGTTGTAGTTGCGGTTTGCCTCCTGCAGCTTGGCCACCTTGGCCCAGTCCACCGGGTTCGCCAGGCCGAACGACGGGGTCATCCCCTCGGCGTCCATTTCCATGGCCAGCTCGATCAGGCCGTCGCGAACGTTGGAAAACGTCGAGTTATCCAGCCGCTGGCCAGCCAGGCGGTAGTTGGTGGAGCGGTCCACGCCGAAGAACGAATCCCCCGAGGTAGGCTCCGTCTGAGGGTTCCAGGCGTCGAGGCCGGACAGAACGTCCGGGGTGGCGCTGGAGGCGGTCGACTCATTCGCCAGGATAACAAAGTCACCCGAAGCCACGGCGGCGTCGGCGGCCGAGTCGATCGTCGCGGTCCCGTCGCTGTTCACGCCGGTGATCCGGCGCGATCCGCCGGCCCGGTTAGCGCCGGTCAGGGTGGCGCGAAACACCACGTCCATACCCACGCGCAGGCGGCGCTTGGCACCACGGGCAAGGGTCAGGGTGGTACCGGTGCCCGGGTCGGCGGTCAGGACGCCGAGCTCGGCCTTGCCGCTGCCATGCAAGTGCATTGCAATGCGGCCGCCCAGCGAATTGACGGCCTTGTCGATGCTCTCCGACATGGCATCAATGAACGCGTTGGTGTCACCCTCGGTCTGCAGGATCGCAGCGCCGGTCACCTTGCCGGCCGAATACAGGAACTTCGGCGAAACGCTGAAGGCCTTGTACTGAGGCTCACCGCCCTGGCTGGAGGTCGCGGCCTTGGTCTCAGCGGCCGACGGGGATCCGGCGCTGATCGCCTGAGGATCCTCGGTCACGATCGGAACGACGAAGGCGGAGCCGAAGGCGGAAGGCACGAGCTTCCCCTTCTTCTTCACGAGCAGACTGTAGAGGGGATATTTCTTATGATCGGGAACGATCGACCGGATCGTGCGCGCGTAGTGAACCTTCAGCGCGCTGGTTGCCGCAGTGATATCAAGAGCCATCGAAAAACCTCAGTGCAAACGGGCCTTGCGCGGCGTTACAAGGCGCCTGCGCGTTGGGTGACTTCGGGCCCGCCTCTGGCTTCGAACGTGCGGCGGTATGTGTGAGGCTTCGACTAGATCGAAAGACCCGCTTCCCGCTTCGCGGCGGCAAGCGATTCCTCTCGAGTCATCGGACGGACTGGCGCGGGAGGCGCGTTGGACGTGGACACTGGAGGCTTCGGCTGCGCCCTGGCGGCTTCGATCTTCGGCGCGGTCTGCGGCTTCGATTTATTCAGCTCGGACTCAATGAATCCCAGGATCGTGGAAAATTCGGGCGTCTTGCCGGTCTGTTCGAAATACACCTGACCGGCGTCCGCGATCTCGGACGCCTCTACCTCGCCGGTACCAAGCGCGCGGACCAGCGCTGGATATTTCTCGGCTTCGGCGCGCAACAGTCGCCGCGCGCCATTGATGTATTGTTCGCGCACCCGACCCTGGGACTCGGCCGCCACGCGAGCGGCCTCCTCTTCCCGGGCCCTGCGCTCGGCGGCGAGGCGCCGCTCTACCACGCGCTCTGCGGCCTCCTCCGGAGTCGGGGGCTTGGCGCGTCCCAGATAGCTGTCAATCGCGGCCGGGGCGTAAACGTCGTCGGCGCTGAATCCCAGGGCCTCCAGCGCCGCCAGCGGGTTGCCCGCGCGCCATGCCGCCTGTGCCTTCGTCAGGAGCTCGCCGGCCTCGATCTTCGAACGCTGAGCGGCGGCGGTAGCCTCAAGCTCCTCACGCTGTTTCTTCGCCTGCTCCCGGTTGCGCTGGTCCGCCTTCGCCAGGGCCAGGAGGCGGGGGTCGCCCTGCGAGGATGCACCATCCGCAGCGGAGCTTTGGGCCCCATCGGTGCCTGCAGGCACAGGTGTAGACCGGCCCTGCGTCTCGGTGTTGCTGGAGGAGGTCGCGCCATTGGTCGCGCCATCGCGTGCTTGTGGGTCAGCGCTCCCTTCGGGCGCGGCGGTGGAGACGTCAGGGCTAACGATCCCTGCGCTCGGACCACGTCCCCCTGGGCCTGAAGCCGACGTCTTGTCGTCCGATCCGTCCGTCCCCGCCGTTGCGACCGTAGGTTTCAGGGCCTCTGCTTTGGCCGCTGCGAGCGATTCAGCCGTAGTCATTCAATCCCCTCCTGACTACGGGCCGAAATCCCCCGCATAACTGGAGGCGTCCAGCGCCGGGTTGGCCTGCGCCTCCGGTGGCTGATAGGGATTCGCCGCGGGAGGCATGCCGCCCATGGGCGCACCCGGAGCCGGCATGCCGGGCGGACCGGCTTGGATCGGCTTCGGTGCGACGTCCCGGATCCGCTTGGCGGCGGCAATCAGGCGACGGAGGAGTTCCAGGTTCTCCGGCGGTGCTTGCAGCCGGACCGCGTTCATCAGCTCCTTCGTGCCGAGCTCGATCAACGTCTCGACATATTCCTGAGGTTCGGGCTCCGGCGGGAGGTACCGCTGGTCATACAGCGCCGCTTCGATCTGGGACGCGGCGAGGTCGAACGCGGCGGTCTCCGCGTCCTCGTATTTGTCGACGTCGGGAATGGCGAGCATACGGAGCGCGTGGCGCTGTTTGACGAGGCCGGCCTTAATCAACTCCTGGACGTACTCCAGGCGGGCGGACGGCTGGCCTGGGAGGCCTGACACGACGGAACAACGAATCTCAAGTTCATCCTCGCGGACGTCGAACGACCGCCAATCGATCTCGTTCAGTAGGTGCGTCCCGGGGGCCTTCTCGCGCGTGTCCTTGTCCCGGTACGCATCGCACATCAGAGCCAGGCAGACGCGCGCGTTACGCTCGTACCAGCGATCCAGGCGCGTGCCCTGCGCGCGGAGGCGGGTGGCCGCGACCTCGCTGTCCTCCCGGATCGCCTTACCCGAGTTCAGGCCGCGCCGGGTGGTGCCGGTGCCCTGCGACGTCGAGACGCCGGCCAACTCAAAAGCCCGTCGGATCTCGGTCTCCAGGGACGAATAAAACTCCGGTGGGAGCGCAACGCCCGGGACGATCTGCGGGGCGCCGGCGGCCGGGTTGTACCAAATCGTTTCCATGGGACGATTGGTTACACCCTGGAATTCCGATCCCTTCGGCGCGATCATGCGCGGAACGCATGCCTTGGTCTGGCTCTCGTCAATGACCCTCATCATGCGGTTAACGCGCGTCTGGTAAGGGAGCAACTGGGCGCCCAGCGACCGCCCGCCAAACGAGGCGTAAGACTCGGACCAGCGGAGGTCAACGACCGGAAAGAAATCGTACTCCCAGTCGTCACCGTCGAGCGACGTCTCGCCAGAAATCAGGCAATACTCGCCGGGTTCGCCGTCGCAGCCAAGACGCCAGTACTCCCATACGTCGACCAGGTCCACGTCCGGCTGGTACGGATTGTCGATGTTATCGAACAACAGATCGCCGCGATACTTCGGCGCCCTGTCTTCAATGAACGCCCGCTCCTTGGGGAACCTATCCGCCAGCTCCGCGCGCGGAGCCCCGTAGTGTAGGTACAGGTTGCGCGGGCGCCGTCCCTCCGCCGGGTTGTAGACGATCGTGTGTGGTAGAACGCGGTCGCAGCGGAGGCGCCCGTTCTCCATCCACCAGCGGACCGCTCCGAGCGGGTTCAGGGCCGCGTCCACGGCTACTTGCCAGGCGAGGTCGTGTAGGCCGGACGCATGCCAGGCACCGGTCAGCGCGCGGCCGATGCGACGGGCGTTGACCTGCTTCGTCCAACCGACACCGGTCGTGTTGATCCGGACGTCCGGATTCTGGACAAGTTGCGCAATCGCGGTATCAACGACCGCGGAGAGAAGGTTATTGGCGGTCAGGCTCTCAAGCGCGCGCAGGTAGCTGGAGGCCGTCGGCGTGGTCCCGGTCGCGAGCGTCGAGCCGATGGAGCGGGCAGAAAACCCGCCCTGGCCCTGGTACGCGCGGACGATCTCGGCGGTCGTGAATCGCTGATGACTAAGCGCCAGCTCCAGCTTCTGGCCGGCGCCTACGATATCGCCGGGCGTCGGCTTCCGGCGTTCGCTCACGACACGCCCCGCGGAAGCTGCATTAGGTCAGAGAGACCCGGGTATTCTTCGGGCTGCGCCGGCGGACGCACGACGCCTTCGGGTGCGGCGAGGTCGACCTCCAGACTCCAGCCGTTGACCTGGTCGGTGAGTCGAACGGAGCGTACCCGCTCCGGAATGACGTCGAGATACGCGCGGAGTTCTGTCGGTGACACGGGCCCCCGTCATGGGGGCCAGATTTACCCGCGTGCGCAGTATCTCGGCGATTCGTGCTCTATGGCGCGGAAGCCGATGTACGCGCGGCAGCCGCATCCGGGGCACTTGTGCGGGAAGCGAGAGTCATCCGCGCCGATCACGCGTTCGTGCGCGGGCCTAGTCCCCTCTGCCAGCTCGAGACGATGTGCCTCATCAGCGCCGTACCGGAACGACATCGCCAGGCCGTCCCATTTAATACTGAACGAATCGTGAAGAATCCGCACGATCTTGCCAAGGCGACCAGAAGCGCCGACTACCTGACCGACGCGCATGTCCTCGAATCTCATCGGCAGCTCCATACGTACAGGAACGGGTAGGCGACGGCGAACGCGACGCTACCGAGAATCGCGCCCATCGCGACGATGCGGACGACCTCCCGAGCGACGCTTACGTGCCGGGCTGCCGAGCCTTCCACGTGAAGCCAGAAGCCGCCGATCCGAACCATCTTGTCCATACCTTCATCCTAGCACCAGATCAGTACGTCGCCAACAAAATCAGTACGGCCCTACCGGCTCCAGGTGAGCGCCAGGGCCTCCAGCTCGCCGAGACGCATGAGAACGGCGGTCAGGATATGCCGAACTTCATGACATTCGTCCCGATCTGGTAACGCCCGCGACATCCTCACCACCCGCTCCACGTTGGCACGCGCCGTGACCAGTGCGATCAGGAAATCCGCCCGCAACCCAGGAGGGAAATCATCGTCCATGCCTGCAATATGGGGCCTCAGGGAAAACGCGCACAGGATTCAGGGCTTACACGACCGAGGTCGAGCCCGTACTGATTTATCTTGCCGGCGTACTGATCTGAGCTAGTATGAAGTCAGGAGGCAATGACGATGACGACGACGCAGCTCGCAACAATCCTTCTCAACCAAATCAACGTGACCTCCAAAACCTCAATCGATTTCATCCTCACCGTCTTCGCCAATTGCGGCATTGAGTGCTATTACGAGCAGGCGCGGGAGGTGAAGGCCCTCCTGATTCCGCGCCGGGGGCGCGCATGAACGCGTTCCCGTGCCGCGGATGCGGCTACCACTTTACTCTCCAGGAGCTTCATGGCACCGACTACTGCACAGATAATTGCCGCCTCGGTATGCGCTGGAACCACGACGGTTCTGTGCGATCGCTTCCCCCCGGGTGGAAGCAGGAAGTGCGTCGGCGACCGGGCCTGACCGGAACCCTGATCACTGTCCGCGACGAACGCGATCGTGTCGTGTTTCAGGACCGCGAGTTCTAGCCGAACACGTCCCGCTCCAGCTCCGCCTCCCTCTCCTGCTCCGCCACTAACGCTGCCAACGCGGCCTGCTCGTCAGTCAGCGTCGGTGGTTCCGGCTTGTGATACCACAAACGCGCGGCGAGCCGATACCCGTACAGCGCCGCGTCCACGACATCAGGCCAGTGAAGGCCATCCTTCAGTTTCTGCCCGGGCAACTCCGGATCCCACTCTGGAGTGGGCAGCTCATCAATCAGCTCGGTCAGGTCCTCAGGCACGACGATCCGGCCCGTGCGCAGATCGCCCGCCAGGTTGCGCGCGGCGCTGACCTTGCCCTGCTTCTCTGCCTCCGTGATCTCCCAGAGGTTCCGGATCTTCCGGAGATCCTCGATGACGCCCTTGCCCCCGCCACCCGGGTCAACCGCGGTGCCCAGGAGTCCGCCCGTTGCCTCGTATCGCGTAATGAACTCCCGAATAAACGCCACCTGATCACTCGAGGCGGGCGTCTTCGCTCGCCTGGCCTCCACGGGCCACAGACAGTCGTGTGCATTGCTCCAGGCCCACACTACGCACGCGGTCTGATCCACCGACCCAACATCGGCGCCTATGACGTAGTTCAGCTTCCCGGTAGGCAGCTCGCCGCGGGCCACCGCCTCCGGCGCCGGGAACACCTGCAGGACGCCGTCGCGCGTGAACTCCGCGTAGTACTCCCTCCGTATGTACGGGTCATCCTCGGTTACGCCGCGGACCCTGCACGCCTCCGCGACCTGTGTGGCTAGCGGCTCTACGTGAGGGTTGTCGTCAGCAGTCCAGCGGCGAACGGAAAACCCGAGCGTAGGATCGGTGGCGACGCGGTAGTAGTATCCCTTCGGGGAACGTCCGGTGCCGGCGCCAAGAATGCGACCCCGCAGGCCCACCCCGTTCTTTTTGTCGTTCAGGCGAGGCATGAATACGCTGTTGATGGCGTACATCAATAGCTCGTCGTCCCAGTCCTGCCATTCGTCGAGGAACACAAGTACGATGCGCTTGATCCCGCGCCACCGATCAATCGTCTTCTTCGTGTCGCCGCCGCTAACGTATAGCGTGGACCCGAAATCCGGGAAATACAGCTCCGGCGACTGGAGCTCGTACGGAACGCCGCCCAGCACATACTCCCGATTAATCTCGCATAGGCTACTCCAGACGGTTTTCACAGCGCGGTTGATCGTCGTGTTCATGTACACGACGACGCATCCTGGATTGCTGGTCACGGCCTCCAGGAGAGCAAACTCGCCCGTTGTGGTCTTCGCCCCTCCGCGGCCCACTCGGAGTAGACGATGCCGGGTCGGGTCGCGCAATGCCGCCAGTTGCTCCGGAAAGCATAGCGACGTAGCGTCGAACGCCTTCGGCTTACCGTCGACGCTGGCTCGCCTGGCGGTTTCCGCCTGCAGTGCCGCCAGCTGGGCCCGAAGTTTCGGTCCGAGGGACATCCTTCTCCGCATCCATGTGACGAAATGCCGAAACCGGAAAGTAACGCCGATAAGCACCCATACGAACCTCTACCAATCCGGCATCCGGAAGCAGGTCGAGCCCATCGACGTGCTCACCTACCATCGACTCAATCCCGGTCCGATTGCCGACCTTGTTAGGCACCGCCAAATCGATCCCGCCCGGGCAATAAACGAAGCTCAGCGCGATCCGATTCATTCTCCCTCCTCAGTGATCTTGTGATACAGGCGATACCCGTCCCGCAGGCCGATCCGTTCGGCAGCCCGACTCCAGTACCGCAGACCCACGGGCTTCGAGAAATCGATCCCGGCCTTCTCAGCAAGCGTCGTCGCAATCCGCCACTCCGGCTGTTGCCGGAACGCGTATTTGGTAAAGCCATACAAGACCTCATTTCGACCCGGCACTGCCGCCAGCCACCCCAGGAAGATGTCCGGCGTCCCCGTCACATGCGCGACCAGTGTCCGGGCCTCCGGCCGACGCCGACGGACGATGAAATCCTCCATCAACTGAGCCCGGTGAACCCACGCGTAGGGTTCCGAATCCCGTACGGAGGCCGAGAACGAATCTCGGATCCAATTCTCGTGCTCCGGGTCCGCCGGCACGATCGCGAACGCGGTCATTTCCCCGTCCTCCTCATCGCTCGCTTGGCTCGCCGGTATGCCCGTCGCATGTTCCCAAGGGCCGCCCTACGCTCATGCCGCGGCAGCTCGGCAATCCGGTACAGCTCGTCTTCGTCGTGAACCTCGACGGCGGCACCGGCGGCGCGCGTCCTGCTGAGGACGATGTGTGGCGGCAACTCGGGACCCTGGACGTCGCTCACGGGGCGTCCTCAATCAACCGCACGCGGAATTCGATGCCCCCGTGGCTCCAGGAGCCATCCCGGAACGCGCCCATAGGCACCCATATACGCCAGTCGCTCTTGACGCATTTAAGGGCAACGCAATCGGCGTGAGGATGGTCGCCTAGGACGCGCCACCCGATCCCCCCAATATCCCAGATCTGCCCACGCCTCGTGATCATACCTTCGCTCATTTCGTCTCCGCCTCCAGCCTCGCGCGGAGCCGAGCAAGCTCCTTGTCAGACATCTTGCTGAGATCCGGCGGCTCCAGGTCTGCGCTTACCTTGCGCAGAAATTCCCCCGTTGCGAGCATCGCTTTCCGATCCTCGGCATCCATGACCACCAGCTCCGGCTTATCCGCGTCCCGCGCGGTCTTCTGTGCCGCGCGCACCCGGCGCTCCAGCGCGCGGATGTCCTTCTCCGCCAGGCGCAGAAGTCGACCTAGCAGCGAGTCGGGATCGCTGGGACGCCTACGGGGCACCGATGACTCCCGGGGGAAAATATCGGAGCAATGGGCTCTCGACGGAGGTGTCGATCGCCGGTATATAGGCGCGTCGTAACATCCAAATAGCGGCCTCCATACGAACGCCCTTGCGCTTGTATGATCGGGCGCGGTGACCCGCCGTGTAGCGAAGAAGATGGTTTCGATCGTACGAATCTCGGCGACGTCGGTTTTTACTGAGCATACGCCTTCCCCCGATGGCGGCGGATTACCCGCTCCACGTACGTAGGCGTGACCCCGAGCTCGGCGGCAGCCGGGCGAAACTTCCATCGCTCGACCTCTACCAGACGCCAGACCAGGCGCTCCGTATCCGTTGGCCACTCCGCCGCTGCCTCGTAAGCCCGGGCGGTTTCGTGGCGCGGGCCTCCGTAGCGGCGCCCGTTCTTGCTTACCCGCAGCAAGCCGCAGTGACGGCGATGGCGGTCCAGGAATCGATCCACTTGGCGCGGGCGTAGTCCCGATGCCCGGGCGATCTCCGACCGCTTGACCCCGGCGACGTGCATAGCCCACGTCCGGCGGTCCCGCGGCGTCCGCCAGCGGTGCTCGTGAAGGTGCCGCTCCGCCTGGGACGTGTATTCCGACGCCTCCGCCAGGTCCGATGTCACCGCCATACCGGCGAGTATCGCCGGGTCGGTTAGGGTCTCGTGCCGGGAGTCGCGTCCGGCGTCCACGGTCAGGCCGTGGCCCTCGAGGCGCATCTCCCACGCGAGGGCTTCGGCCCCGAGCGTCGTCCAGCCGACACCTTCCCAGCCCAGTTCGTTGTCCAGTTCATCCGAGCGGCCGGGTAGCACGACCCGCTCCGCGCGGAACTCAGACCGGACGACTCGTGCCAACGCGGCGCCACTGGCCTCCTCCGCCCCCGCGGCAACCACGACCCGCAGAAGATCCGCCGCGTAGACGAACCCGCCCGGGTCGGGCCTGACGTAGCGGCGGAGGAGTTCGGGGAGCATGGTCTCAGTTCACTCGGTGATCGGGCTGCGTCGGTTCGTCCCAGGACTCGAGCGACGAAACCAGCATGGCGTCCAGCTCCGCGACCATGGCGGCTGCCTCCTCCGCGGACTGACACAGGCGCTGTGCCGCATGCAACGCCGCCAGGCCGGCCGCGACGGACAGTAACGACCCGATCACGCCAAGGATCGTCAGGACGATCATTCCGTGACCTCGGTCCCGGTGTGCCGATCGTCGCTGCCAATACCGCGCGCCCTGTAAGTGACGAGAAATGCGGCGCAGGCTAGGACGTGCGCCATGTGACTTTCCCCCGTCTCGGGATCGCAATCCTCGCCATCCGCGTAGGCGATGAGATGGCGCAGGCACGCGTCGATCACGCGACTCCAGGCCATACCCTGGCGCCAATTCCAGCGCCCGTACTTCTGGGCGCCGAAGGCCAAGACCCGCGCCATGGCTTCGATGGCCTCGCGCGGGATCAGCGACACGGGAGGTTTGCCGGCGTCGTATTTCTTCCCCTCGCCGGTCACATGAACGACCGTATCGCTCTCATCCCCCGGATCGGGTCCGCGGACCACGTCACTGACTCGATCGTTGATCGAGCGAACCCAATCTGCGTAATCGCTGGCGATGGCCACGCTCAGACCTCACCGTCGTCGCCGGCCGGAGCCTTCGCGCCGTCGGCCTTACCGAGAAACACGATGTTCGATACAACGACCTCGGTCGCGGTCCGCTTGACGCCGTCCTTCTCGTATTCCCGGGTCTGCAGCCGTCCCTCGACGTACACCTGACGGCCCTTGCCGAGGTACTTGGCGGCAAGCTCGGCAGTCTTATCCCAGGCCGTACAACGCACCCATTCTGTACGCTCGACGTCCTTAAACTTCTCATTGCAGGCGACGCTAAAGTTGACGACCGCCTTGCCACTCGGCGTGTGCTTCAGCTCAAGATCCTGCCCGATATTGCCAATTACCTGAACGCGATTCAAGCTGCCCAAATGCCTTCCTCCCTCTTTCTCAGACGTTCTCGAAATTCGTTTGAATTTCATTGTGCAATATCGGTCGGCGCTGGCAATGGCCACTGTGATAACGGATTACCCACTCTGCGCCTCTCCAAACAGTCGGCGCAGAACCTACTCTTTCGGGAGCCCCGCGGCGCCCGCTCTCGCTGGCCACACTCGGCGCAGCGTTGACGGCGGTTCCAGCGCAGCCAGCGGATGTGGATTCGAATCTCCTCCAGGCGAGGCGCGCAATAGCTCTTCCCCGGCGCTACAGGGCCCTTGCAGTGCGGGCATAGGCCCTGGCCTATCAACGTGTCTCTGCGGGCCTTGCAGGCGCTCCTATTGCGCACTGCGGCCTCCCCCGGATCAAGCGTCGGCGGCCGCTCGGGCCGCGGCAGCGCCTCCCACTCCGCCGCGGTCACGACCTCGAGGTCCAGCGACCGCTTGCGCGCCGGAGCCGGCGGCACGTATAGCGCCCATTCAAGGCGGCGGCGTAGGATCCAGCTCTCATCGTCCGCGAGCCACGGTGGGCTCAGGCTCAGCTGCGCTCCCTGTTCCCTCGGCTGCGCATACAGTCCCATGTACTGATATGGGACGGCAAGCGTACTGATTCAAGGCCGAGACGGGGGCGTTGTGTAGCAGGAGCGAAGCGTCGAAGCCGCCAGCCTATCCGAAACTGGCTGGCGGCGCTAAATACCTACCAGTCTCCAGAGCTTGACGCGCTTTTCGAGGACGCTGCCAGCTTGCCACCGTCGTTTTCCGAACTCCCTAGCAGATACACGAAGAAAAAAATCCCCACGTGGTTTTGAAAATGAGGCTGGCAGGCTGGCGGCTGGCAGGTCATGCCTCCGCGCGGACGTATTCCACTACGCGGAGGCCGCTGCGTTGTTGACGCACGCGCTGAAAACCGAGTCGTGTCAGGCAGTTGGCTACGCGCTTCTGATCGCCCGCGCCCCGAGAACCGAGCTGGGACGTCGGCACATTCAAGCACCCGGTCAGGATTTCCCCTGTAGTTACGCGGTTCCGGTCCTTGACCCACTCCGCTATTTTTGGCTCCCAGTCATCCGAGACCATCCGTTTTTCTTGCTCTGACGCCAAAAGCGCCACACTTACCGAATGGTCAGGGTACCATTTCGCCCCACTACGGTACGCGTCTAACGCTTCCGCCCAGAGTTGGTTACGGTCTCGACGCAGGGCCTCCAGGTCCAAACGACGCGTCTCGACGGGCCAGAACCTACGGTTGCCCGTGGCGTCCTGTAGGTACTCCGACGCGTTCGTCGTACCTGCGAAGACGCACTGCCTCGGGTGGGTCTTTGCGACGCGTTCATACGACGCGCGGTAGTGGTCGGACGGTGAACTACAGAACGCCTTGATCTTTTCAGCCTCAGTGCGCCGCATGCTAGCGAGCTCCGCGAACTCTACGATCCACCGACCGGCCAGGGCCTGGTAGGCGTCCTTTGAGGTCAGGTCAAGCGGCGTGTCGTTGAACCACGCATCGCCCGCCAGGATGCGAAGGGCGGTGGACTTGCCGATGCCCTGCGGTCCCTCGAGAATCAGCATGTGGTCCGCCTTGCATCCCGGGTCATGGACCCGGGCCACGGCGCTGATTAGCCACCAGGCCCCCACGGAGCGAGTGTATTCGCTGTCGTCGGCGCCCAGGTACCGCGCCAGCCACCCGGATAGGCGTTGCTGCCCGTCCCAGGCCACCGCCGCTAGCCACTGGCGAACGGGGTGGTAGGCGTGCTTGCGACCTACAACGGCTATTGCCTCATGGCACGCGGCAACGCTGACGTCGAGTTCGTGGGCCCATTGGTACCATTGCTGCAGAAGTTTCGCGTCGGTGTCGGTCCACGCGTGCCAACCGGCGGCGGCGACGTCGTATTGAATCCATGGCGGTGAGTTGATCTCAATGCGTCCGGCGAATTCGTCCAGGCGGATACGTCCGGCCCACACGGGATCGTGCTCCAGTAACGCTACTTGATTGTGGCCGCCGCGGGCCAACTGCGCGCCGCCGTCCTTCCGCGTGACGTACTTAAGTGCCGCCATCCACGATTGATCCGGGACTTCGACGCCAGGACGGATCGGCTCGACCCTCGGGCGGTCTACGATACCGATGAATTCGCCTTGCTCTTGTGCTGATCGCAATTTGTGCTCCAGTTCCGCCCGGGTCCATGCGGGCTTACAGCGGTCGTTGTATTCCTCCAGCAACTCCATACCCTCCGCCCATGGCAGGCACGCCACGCGCCTTGCTACCGCGAACGTCGCCGCGTGTCCGCCCTGACCGCTAACCGCCGCAGGCATCGCTGCGACGTAGGCGCGCAGGCGTCGCATGGTAGCGGATCCGCCGATAGCCGGGGTCACAATGCGCGGGGTTGGTTCCGGTTTGCGAATCTGCGCGTAGACGTGATCGGGAAGCGGCGCGGGCTCTATCGCCGTCGTCCATCGGTACCGTCGGCCGCTGACGTGCAACGACGGCGCCGCGACGAAGTACCCGCGTACCTTGACATCCAGGCCTGGCAGTACGCGTCGGTCCGAGATTTTCGACGGATCTTGCCACGCCTGAAGGCGGTAGATCATGTGCACGCCTCCCGATCCGGTTTCCGCGGTCAGGGTCGGCGTGAGTTCTCCGAGTTGAACGACGCTCTCCCGCCCCGCTGGGCCATCGAGGTCGATCAGGGCCAGGCGGTTGTCACAGTAGACGGCAATATTTCCGGTGTGCCCGCGGAATAGGGCGCGCGTCGCCGCCAGGTCTACACTGGCCTTGCGTTGCCACGCGGTCCATACCGGGTGCTTACCCGGCGCGCAACCCTCGCCGTTGCCGCACTGGCAAGCACCATCGTTGGACAGGCCGAAGATTGCGAGGGTTTTCATGCCCAGCGCCGCGTACATCTCCGCAGCGGCGGTTACGGGTGTGTCGTTTGAGGGAAAATCAGGCATTCAATCAGGTGTACTCGCCGGCCCCGAAGCGGACGATGTAAACCTTTCGCTACGAAACGCCCGGGTCCTGTGTCAGTGCCGCGTCTAGCAGGGCCAGCGCTTCGGGCACAGACCGCGCAACGCCACCGGCGACGCCCCACGCGGAGGCCGCATGCCACCACGCGGCCTGTTCCGGAGAGAGTCGCCCGCGCGGCGTCTTCACTTCGACCGCGAAGCACCGTCCACCGCGCAGGGTTCCGATTAGGTCCGGCGAGCCAACGCCGAGTCCATACCGGCACTTGTGATCCGAGTCGAAGCCAACGGCGTTTCGAACGACCCGCACGTGCCCGGTGGCGTTGAGTGCCTTGCGGATATCGCTCATGATCTCGGTCTCACTCACGAGAGAGCCGCTCCACGTCCGGGGGCACGCGTTCCCCGTATACGGCCTGGTACCGGACGTACGCGCGGCCGATCCTGTGTCCGGCCGTCGCGGCCTCCAGTTTCCAGCGCCGGAGGTTCGCCGCGCGCCGGTCCGCGCCCTGGCGTCGCGCCGCCGCGTACTTGACCAGCGGCGTATTCGTAACCGTGATCGGCTTCGCGGAGGCGGCCTCAATCCCGCATTCGTCGCACCCAGCGCCGGCCTCGATCGGCGCGCCGCAGACGCGGCAGTAAGACTGATTCGCCGGCGCCGATGGCCGACGGATGCCGATGCCTTCGAGGCTGTACTCCCGATCGTCGTAGGGATGGCCATGGACGTGGCTTACGCCGCGCAGGTCGATGATGATGCAGTCTGTTTTCCCCGGATGAGGCCTGCTTCCCCTGCCGGTCATTTGCATGTACAGCCCCGCGTGTCCGCAACCGCGCGTCAGGATGATGCAGCTGGTATTGGGAAGATCCGTTCCCTCGGTAAGCACGGCGACGTTACAGAGTACCCGCGGCGCGTAATCGATGCGGTAGTCATCGAGTAGATCTCTTCTCTCTTTTGGCGGCGTCGATGCCTCAATTACTGCGGCACCAAAGGCGTGCGCCTCCGCGCTGAACGACGCCGCCTCACGTTCCGCGTGCTCAACCGACGCGCAGAACACGATCGTCGAGCGCCCCATCGCGTGCTGGCGCCAGGCATCCACCGGACGTTGCGCGATCTGTCCCGGCTTCAGCGGCTTCGCCGGCCGCACGATCTCCATCGGGACTAGATAGCCAGCGGTCTCCAGCTCCCGCGGCCTCGCGGCGACGATCATGTGTTCGAACGTGTCGAGCGCTCGCCCGTCGCCTCGGGCCGGGGTGGCGGTGAGACCGAGGATCCGCGCGTTCGGGTACGCGGCGGTGAGGCCCCGGAACGTCTCCGCCGCGCAGTGGTGGGCCTCGTCCAGTATCAGCAGGTCCGCCGGTGGCCGCTCGCCCCGGGCGTGGAGCGTCTGGATCGACGCGACCCGCGCGACACCGGGGCCGACGGCGGCGCCCAGGGCGGCCGCGGCCTGGTCAATGAGCTCGGTTCGGTGGGCCACCCATAGTGGCGTCTCCCCGTCCAGCGCCGCGGCCTGTGCCAGCGCCGCCCCCATCGTCGTTTTTCCGCTCCCGGTCGGAGAGACCAGGAGCACGGAGCGATGATCGGGCAGCGCCGCGCGAACCGCGGCGACGGCGCGGGCCTGGTAGGGCCTCAGTTGCATCGTCCGCCGACGATCGACTGTTTCCAGGCGATCCACGCTGCGGTCACTGCGCCGGTGCCAGGAAACATATCATCAAGTTCGTCCTCAGGATTTGCGCCGAGGACCTCAAACGCCCACAAGCACACATCCATCGGCTTCGCCCCCACGAGTCCTTTCTTTAGGGTACTGGAGCATGCTATCCAGTCGCGCATGACGGCGCGACCGGTTACGACGGGCTTGCGCACAGGCTTCACAATTACCGGCTCCCAGGCGTATGCGACGGGTATGTTTCGCTTGAATGCGGCGAATGGCTTAACCCAAGCCATAACCCGCGCCTGTTTTGGTACTATGGGCAGGAGGTCCCTGAGCGCCGGCACATGGGTGTGTAGGGGCCAGCCGTCATAGTCGCGTTCCATGCGTGCAATGAGTTCGGCGTGGTCCACTTCGGTTTTTTCCGGATACAATCCGGCGCATCCGGGATAAGGAGGATCAGCGTAGGCGATCCTCATGTCGGTATCGCCTCCAGCCAGCTCCGACCCTCGGCCGCGGGTGTTTCATAGCAGCGGACCAGCGCAACCTCCTGCCAGTGTCCGACCGCCGGTACCGTGGTCACATACTCCGACCACACGGTTGCTCCACGGACCTGGATCGGGCTCAGTACCCTCCAAGTGGGTCCAGGGTCTCTGGCTCCTCCGATTTCGGTTTCCGTTCCCTGTGGATCCGCCATCGCCCCGCCTCCCGTTTCATCGACCGGCGCCCCGCCGGGTCTCTGGTAAATCGCCCCTGTACTCTCACGGACCATAATCCGCCCTCCTCTTCAATCGGTTCGGGGTCTGGGTGTAGGTAGTCAAGGCCGTTCGCCAGCAATGCGCGCTGTATAGGCGCGTACTCAAAGGCAACGGTTATCCTCAATGTCTCGGGCGATTTCTTCGACAATTTCAGCGGGCGTCCACGCAGGCAGGGTACCGTAGGCGCGCTGCTTTTCGGACCACTTGCGCAGCTCGTTTGCAATCCAGAGTCGTTTGGCGCGGGTGAGTCCGTTGACGGGACGCTCGACAAGTGTGATTTCCTCAGTTCCCTCGTTTTCCATCTCTCCTCCTTTAGACAGTCGTTCGTACAGTAGTAGGCGTCTCGCGTTTTGATAAATACGGCAGTCTTCGTGTCTACGACGGTGCGGCAGTGGTTGCACTTGCGCGGCTTCGGGCCACGGATCTCATCCGGCATCGCCGAAATGTGGCAGTCGCCGCAACGCCGGCCGTCGTCCATCCGGAAGTACACGCGGGCGTCGGTCCGCCCACACTCCAAGCACGCGGCGGTCATACGATCCAGCCGTGAGGGCCGAACACCTCCCGGAATCGTTCAGGCCGGGGGCCCCAATACGGGAGCGCCGACGGAAACGGTGCCGCCGATGGGGCTCCCTTGAATTTTAGCCTCCCACGCCAGAAACAGATCGCGTCGGCGGTGGTTATATTCTGGTGCCACCAACGGGTGTCCGGACGTGCCGGGACCAGTCCGATGAGCTCGATGTCTCCGTCAGACGAGTCGCGCATTTTGCGAGTCCAGGCCGGGAGTTCGCGCCCGTATGGAGGATTGCAGTAAACCAGACCGAGCGGGCACGTATCCCACGGCGCTTGCAGGCCGTGACGGATATACGTGGACATTGCCCCGGTCGGATTCTTCAGCGTTGTACATGGATCGAGTCCGATCGGGGCGATCTGTCGCACCAACTCTAGGACGTTGTCCGGCGTCTCCCAGTCCATTTTTTCCGAGGACAATAGCGCGGCGTTCATTCCATCTGCTCCGGCGTGCGCGGGTATGCGTATTCGGGCATGAATTGCCCGTCGACGTAGAATCCCCACTGCCGCGTGTATCGCCCCCATAGCGAAAGCGTCCAGGTTCCGCGATCCACCGACACGATACGGTGGACGTACGTCGCCGGTCGATATATCACCTGACCGCGGCGCCGGCGTTCGGTCCGGACGAACCGACCTCGATCGTCGAACACGGCCTCGACATACCCGCCTCTCAGGACGATTGTGACAAACCAGCTTGGATGGTCGTGCGGGTGCCGCCCGTGATCGGGCCGGACGATGTTGTGTAGGTACAGACGCCATGGACATTTTCTCCCGGAGTTGGCCTCTGGAGTCAGCATCCACCTTCTTAGGTACGCCTCGCCGGTGGGCCACCGTAGCGTTTTGAACCACTTCACTGCGGCTGCGCTCCGGCGAGGATTTCCTTCGCCTGTGCAGTGAGGCGGGCGGAGCCCTGAACGCGGGCCACCAGGCGCCGAGCGCCCTTCTCGTCGTAGCCAAGCGCCACGGCAATCTCCAGCCACTTGCAGCCGAGGGAGCGCATGACCCAGGCCGCGCAAGCCCGTGCGTCGACTTCGTCCTGCCCGCGGACTGTGTGGTCCGCGAACGCCTCTGACTTGACATCCAGCGCCTCACACGCACGTCCGATGATTCCGGGGATCACAGTTCGACCTCCATCTCCGCGAGCAGCATCGACTCGAGCATCGTGTTTTGTTTGTCCCTGGCGGCGTCCCCGGCGGCGGCCCAGGCGGCGGACCTGGCGGCGTCCCCGGCGGCGGCCTCGGCGGCGGACCCGGCGGCGGCCCTGGCGGCG